CGCACGAGCTCGAGCGCCGCCGGGCGGAGCGGCGCGAGGCGGGGCGGAGCGAGGAGGGCGCCGACGAGGAGGAGGAGGAGGAGGAGGACGAGGAGGAGGACGAGAAGAGGTATGTCGCCTTTAAGAAGTACACCATGCCCAGGCTGAAAGGCTTGCTCGAGGCGCACAACCTCAAAACCAATGGCATGAAGGTGGAGCTCATCCAGCGGCTGATTGAGAAGCGCGTCGCTCTGCCCGCCGAGGAGAAGGTTGCGCTTTTGATGCCGCACGATCCGACACAGGAGCAGGTCATCCAGATCACAAAGATAATGGCCCTGGTGGACAAGCATCATGACTCGCTCCCGTGCATCTCTATCCCGAAACCGGCTTTCGTCCCCTTCGAAGGCAAAGTGACCAGCACTGTTGCCCACCCCTACGAGCCCAATAACAGTCAGTCTCAATACAGGATCCAGACGACCTGCTTCCGTACCTTCATGTTATCCGGCTACTGGCACAACATGGGCTGTCCGGACCTTAAGAACTTCTATGAATGGGCCAGCTCGATTGTGGCCACTAATGTCAAGATTAAGGAGTTCAAGAAGCAGCTGGAACGAGTTGCCGGCTACTCAGAGGGCTACTTCAAGGGTTCGTTCTACCCACTTCTCGTTCGCTTCGTGTTCCACTACGCCTCGTCTCACGAGAACATGACTTCGGCCAATACGGCCTTCCGTGCCTACCTCGCTTAAGAACTTCCTCATGAGCTGAGACGCACAGGTAAGTGATTATCACTAAGTATTTTATGAGTGAATATAATCGTGAAAATCATATACAAAAACTATTAATAAGTGTAGTGTTAAAGATTGGATTTAATTCCTTTTAAGTTAGTCGTTTGGGTATGGTATCCATTATGATTTGTTTCGGAAGTAAGTTCCAACAAAAGTAACTGCTACTGAAGGAGATGAGATCCTTTCGTTTGCCTATCAAATGCGATTCATCTGGCATATTGAATTTCATTCTGCGGTCAAACATCAATAACTGCAAATCTTTTTTACAAAAAAGTCTATGAGGAGCACTATCATTTAGCCAAGTGTTTGACATAATCAATGCAAATGGTTTGTTGAAACTTAATGCACGTTCAAAGAATTTCTTTTTGTTTGTGAATGGGGGGTTGCTAATAATAATATCCCAGTTTTCATCAGGTTCCCAAGTGAGGAAATCTTGACCAGTGTCTATATGGGAATAAATTACTTTGTTTGTTTTGCTTATTAGTTTCACAAAGTTACTATCATGTTTATCGAAGGGACACCAAACTGTAGAGTTTTCAGGTATGAATTTCAGTATAGGATAAACTGAAACATTTTGTGTGTAGCATTCATCATTGTTCTTTTTTACAGGTATGTAAGTTTTTGTAACATTCATCACTATCTATTTTGTGTCATTTTTTTTAAATTGGAATTTGAAACCTTTTATTACAATAAGTTACCAACTGTCTTCTACTGTTTCATATTTCATTGCAAAATTAATTGCTTTTCTTAATCTTTTTATTTGTGTGCATTTTTTTTGTAACTCAGTTTGTAACTCAGTTTGTTGCTCAATGTTTTGCTCAATGTTTTGCTCAATGTTTTGTTCAATGTTTTGTTCAATGTTTTGCTCAATGATTTCTTGCTCAATTTCATATTCGTTTTCGTAATCATTTTCGTTTTCGTCTTCGTTTTCTTCAAAATCTTTTCCGTCAGTTGTAAGTGTTTCGGTTTCATCATTTCTGTCATCATTTCTGTCATCACGTAGAAAACTTGGAGTTGAGGTGTGGTCATCACTATCGGAATCAGAATTCATTGGAATCATTGTTTTTTTTTCTAATACCTTTAATTCATCAAGTGTTATAAAACTTGTATTTTCTTGAAATGGTAACGGTTTGTTAGTTTTTCTCTCTTTAAATATGTGATTTTGGGCTTGAGGTGTTATGTGTTTCATTACTATTTATTACTATTAAATATTGTAATAAATTTGTCGCATGATCACAAATGGATACTTTTTGGGAAGAAGCGGTTATAATGACATGTAAATGGAACAATGTCTTTGCACTTAGAACACTAAACAAAACTTGTTTGAGTATTTGTGATCAGAATTTCAACATTTATGACATAAGGTTTTTGAAGAAAGTAGTGAAAGCATGGAGACTGGCAACTTCAAGAACTTTAAGAAGGCCATACGTCAATTCATTGTGTCGAAAAATTGTTCATCCAGATGAAAGGTACATTATTTTGTTTTGAAGGGTGTTTTGAAGGGTGTTTTGAAGGGTGTTGTCATGGGTGTTGTTATGGGTGTTGTTTTGAAGGGTGATTGTATTCCCAAATTTGGTGACCGTTTTTGATTCAACGTCTGCCCCCCCTTGGTACCAGCCTGAACAAGACGATCTAATTTTGGATAGTAAGCTCCCGAACCCAAGAACTGTTGATTTTTCTGCAGTTGGGCTATTTCCTTATTTTTCTTTAGTTTCTGTATTGTATTTTTAAGTTTCTCTTTTAATTGTCCCCTTTGGCGTTCGTTGATTATAAACTGAATCATCATCATTGCGAATGTACAACCCACTGCATAAGTAGGAACATTGTCATACCATTCGTCTTGCGCGTTAACCACGTCCTGACAGTTTGTATGATATCTGGTCATGAATGCACCCCAAAATATACTTACAATCGCGACAATAAAAACAGCAAAAATTGGCAGGTCTGGCTCATAAGTCAGAAGTCCTAAACTCTGTGCAATTGTTGAAACAATTGATGTTATAGGAAATTTTCGCAATATTTTCCCAATGACAGGTAAGTTGAAGATAATGCTCAGAATGCCCGCAACATGCAAAAGACCCATTGATAAGCCCAGAAGCCACATATCCCAATTTCCTAATATGGAACCAGTGCCTTCATAGGAGCAATCTTTTAGATCCCTTTGAAGACATTCGCGGTAAGGATATCCATATGAACCTTCTTCGTTCCATGAAGCTAAATCGTATGTTTTTAAATTTTCAGTCGTAAATTGTATGCCTTCTTTTTTGAAATTGTTGATTGCATTACACTTGATTCTAAATGAATTGTAAGGCTGAAAATAGTAAGTATAAATGTTTTCGTACAACTTGGAAGGAAATCTTAGTGATCCTAAAGCAAAAAACCACAATAATATATTGAAAATCGTGAAATAATGTATAAACTGCATTTCATTTAACATATATATTTATTATGTTTCTTGTGTGATTGTTAATTCAGGATCCTGATTCAATTCAGGTCTATAACGTATCTTTTGTGATGTTACAAATGTGTCATAGTCTTTTCTACAAATTCCATCTCCGTCTTTGGTAACATTTTCACATTTTGTTTTTACTGGTACTTGTGATGAAATTTTCAAATCATAGAAGCAATTCTTCTTCAGAGTTGTCAATATATTAGTTTTGTTGTCTTCGGTAGGTAGTTGGTAATCGGTATCTGTAGCATATTCTACATTTACGCTCAATTCATCCGGTTTAACTATGTTTATCTTTGGAAGTTGATCTTGCAATGCGTATCTACATTCAGAAAGACTGGAAACATCTTCGGAAACATCTCTGTTAGATTTACATACATGACCTCCAGAAACAGCTGACTTGAATCCAAATATGCAATGGCTGCAGTGTAATTCATTGCCAGAATTCCAACACCTTGATGTTCTTGATTCGGGTGAAACACAGAATTGACCGGGTGCACCAGTATTTCTTAATTTTGAGCACTTGTTTTTCAAATTGAAGTATGTGACAACCCCATATATATAGACTACAACCAAATACGTTAGAAGAACGTAAGCCATGTATGTAGATCCTTCCATTGATGATAACAAACAAAAAAAACCAAAAAACTAATCTATCATGACAACCTTTTTCAACAGTAAATTGAATCCTAGTGTTTCATTTATCACATATGTGTGTTCGATAGAAACAATCGGTATTATTGTAGAACCTTTGATAAATTTAGAAATTGAGATGGGTTTATCATCTTTTGAAACAATTTCTGTCGTAACATTTGATCTATTTTGTGGCATTTTCAGTCTAAGACATGACATATCGTCTATAATTTTTCTGATATGCCCAAAGAATGACACATTTTCATATTTCTTTTCTTTTCTAAGCATATTTTCAAGACTAAATGCAATGTCGAAATACATCTTATTAGCCAACCCATTTGCTGGTATAGCTATTTCACAGTAGCACTTTCCATCGGATTCATAAATTCCTGTGAACAATTGGCATCTTGGCAGTTGTATCATCAATGAATCTGTACCATCATATGTGAGAGTAAATGTGTAACTTTTACCATCAATTATGGGTTTGGGTGAGCAAACATCTATTTTTGTTGTGTCTAATGATTTAGCTTTTATTACACTCATGGTGTCTTATTAATACGATATATTCTTTTTCAATGTTTTTACCCACAACTTTTTATATTTTTATTATATAATGCAACAGCCAGCAATACATATTCCAGATCAATATTCAAGATATGTAAGCAACAAAGAAGACCCATCTATTAAGTATTTTATGAGTGAAAATAATCGTGATCATATACAAAAACTATTAATCAAAGCTGTGTACGAAAAGACAAATGGACAGGCAAGGATAGGAAGACAATCAGACAATGAGCTTCAGGTGGTTATGATTCATACACTCCAAACTCAGTATAATCACCATTTGCCAATTACTGAGTTGAATAAGTTAGTGGTAACAAAGTGTTCTGACAATATAATAAACAATATAGGGTATTACGTACAATACGTTAATGACATTAATTCTGCAGGTCCACTTGGTGCAGCACAGTCGGCTTTTGATTTAATTGTTCCACAAAACACAAGAGATTCAAAAGAGCGCTCTTTCAAATCGATATTCTAAAATAAAAAAAGATACTTATAACAGATGGCATCTATATTCGGTATACCTTGCGATTCACCACCTCCATTAGGTGATATTTTGTTTTCAACATCACTATTTCCTATAGGAGATTTCTTGAAGACCCTGGCCCAGAATCCCAACTCATCCATGAACAAATATCAAAAATTTTTCTACTCCAAACTGTTTCTTTTATTTTATTTGTGGTATGTTGTTTTCCGTATTCCTAGAGAGATGTCTATTTTTCTAAACAGAAGTATTAATTTTAATTACAGTGTATTACTTATAATTAATGTATTATTTGTGTTCGAATTGTTCAGGCGGTATGGATATGAATGTACAGTGTTTCTTGTAATAATAATGTATCTGTTATACAGCGGTATAATTTACACGATCCCAGTGGTTGCTGAATCGCCCGTTGGTGATGCGTTACCAGAGTTAAAGGAACTTCCAGTATCCACAAGGAAGCCCGGTCTGAATCATTGTAGAAGACTTGCCGTGTGCAGGGCTACCCCTGTCTACGATAATTACCTATTTCAAAGGGGTAAATACGAAAAATGTATTGAATGTGCAAAAAGAAAAGAAAAGATTGTGTTTAAAAGTTCCAAAAAGGACTGTGACTCAAAAAAAAGAGACATAAATGCAAAGGATTGTTATGAATGCACAGTAAACTCTAGTCCTAATACTAATAAATGTACTTACAGTAGCGAAGATTGTGCTAATGTTGAAATGGTATTGGACATACTGGACCCGCCCCAAAATACGCCAAAATTTCAGAAAGTTTATGATTCTGATGGACAGGACACATTGACAACAGAGCTGGTTTTTACTACGTCAGAATCTGTGTTCAATAGAGCAGAGGTTTGCAAAGAAGCGCATGGAACTCTCTGTTGGTTCGGAAAACTCGCAAATGGTAAGTACAGAGGGTGGAATTATAAAGATTCGCAAAATTATAAAACATATGATTTGAATGACCCGAGAGGTAAGGGTCAAGGATTTCCAACTGAGCAAGTTTGCCTACATGAAATGTCAAAAGTGATAGAGAATGCATCCGGCTCTAGCCCTACGTGCGTGAAAGGTGTATGCGAAGTTTCTGAGAAAGAAGCATCATGTGCTTGTTCTCAATACAAAGATGTTGCTCAATTCCACAATCCTTGCGAATTCTTAAAAGACAACTGTGATGAAAAATCTATTGCTTACACAGAGGCAAAATTAAAAATCAAACAAGCCAATGTTTCAGTGGAGGATATTGTAACGGTTGGGGATGCTGAACGATTTTTGGAGGATTTAGACAAAATTGCTGGTAAACTGCCTTAACGGCTTTTCCTTTTCCTTTTACTTACGTCTATTCCTTGTATTACTTTGAGATATTTTGGAAATGAATTTATTGCTTTGGGAAATGGATACTTGTTATCATATTCAGCATAATTTTGAACATATTTTTTAATATGATCTTTCTTTTTCAATAACTCACTCAAATTCATATTCAAAAAGAACGGACCATAATCTTTCTGGATATGTTGCAACTTTGTCATGTTACTTTGAGAAACGTAACCTTTTGCTTTTGCTTTTTTTACTTTTTCTGCTTTTGCTTTTTGTGCGTTTGGTTTTGATGCTTTTGCATATGAGGCTCTTTGTAAGAATGTCCCTATATTTACTTTTGGATATTTCGCGTTCTTATACTGTTTCAAATATTGTTGCATATCTTTTGTTGTTAGTATTTCGCTCATAGCTCATATATCATCTAATATGAATAAAATTCTTGCATTAACCCGAAATTGGATACTCCAAGTTTATCGTCACGTTCAACAGGTGTGAGTGAGTTGCCGTGAACGTAATTTGATGGAGATATGGTTGCGTCACCAAAGACGTTTTCACTTATGAACTCATAATTTGACAGATGTGGATGTGATTTTTTCAATCTTATCTTCTGTCTAGCACATCCAGATACGACCTTGTTTTTCATATCGCCGATTTCGTCTTTTAGAGTGATAGATTTTTTCATAAACCTGGTATTGAATTTGTCCCCCTTCACATCCAGGTCCAACTGAATGGCATTAATTAACTTGTGTATGTTTCTTTCCTTTTCTTTTACTATCTCCAAAAGTGGATTATTTTGCTTTATAATATTTTCAGATCCTATCACTACGTCTCCTCCTCCAAAAGCCGCAGAATCTGGAAACACAATCTTTGTGTTTTTTTGTAATGCTTTTATTTCTTCTCTTGTTGGCCTTATGCAAGCTATTTTGTCTTGTTTTATTCCTTCTGAAATTTTTGATATCAATTTGACATCTTCTTTTATTTTTTGAACTCTGTCATCCCCTTCTGGAATTATTGACTGTATACTCTCAACTGTAGTGTTCATTCTTACGAAATCGTCTGATGTTTGCTCGACTGATGGTGGAGGAGTCAAATAAAGATACAAAAATAGTAGCAGTACGGAAAAAACAAATGGTATCATGAGATATTCCATTATTAATGTTACTATTATAACTTTTTTCTTTTTATCATCACAGTCCACACAATTTAGGTGCTCATCACACAGTGAATCTTGTCCAATTGCTCCTTGTACCGCCTGCCACCGTCTTTCCCATCCAAGCTCGCCTTCACCTTCTCTTGATGATTCAGGAACCGCGACCCCACTCGAGTATCCAATTTTAGGCAGCTTGCTAACATCTGCATTATTCGGGGGTTGGATAATGCCAGATATGTCAAATTATTCATTATATTGATATCATACAAAAAAATCATCGGTTTCATCAGTTTGTTCTACGTCTGTCTGGTCAGAAAGATTTTTCAATTTGACTTATAGCGGGTTGATCCATACAGATTCTTTATTAAAAAGATAATTATAGTGAATGCAAAAATGTTTCAAGAAGAACCACTAGGGTTTTCAAAATGTCATAGAATACTTGATACACGATTAATAAATTTTGCACAACAATCTGCTATGCAATTGAACGATCCATCTTTAAAACGCTATCCTTCATTCCGGTTTCCAGGGGGGTTGCCTATAACTCCAGAAGAGTGTCATGTTAAAACGATTCGAAATGGTAACTACATGTTTACTGCAAAAGCTGATGGATTTCGAGTTCTTTTGATTTTTTTGATGTATTATATCGATGGAGACTGGAGAAAACTTTGCGTTATGATTTCAAGAGACGGATCTTGTCATCTGCTACAAATAAGTGTACCAAACGATTTAAATGAAAATGGGGGAAGTCTGTTTGATGGTGAACTTGTTGAGACAACAAGTGGTTGGAATCATATTTTGCTTTTTGATTGTTATTCATACAGAGGTAGCAATTTACGTTCATTGAACTTGAACAGGCGTCATGCAAGATGTGAAAAACTCGCTCAAGAATGTGATCATCAAGAAACTGACTCTTTAATCATAACATGCAAGCCATATCACAAGCTTGAAAAATCGAATTTACAAGCTGCTTTTTCATTTTTGGAAAATAAACATTTTCTTGAATACGCCACAGACGGAATAATTTTAGTTCCCGCAGGGAGAAATGACTGTGTATTTGGACGTGATGACACACAGTTCAAGCTGAAACTTGATCATACAGTTGATTTAATATTAATGCAGGATACTGAAGATGAGGACAAACCTTTCTATTTGGCATCTTACGACGATACCGATGATTCATACATAATCAAACAACAAGTTCAACCTCACGAAGTAGAAAACTATGACGTGAATACGATCTTTGAATGCCGAGTGCAGACAATTGATGGCATACACACATTCACGCCACTCAAAACAAGGCCAGACAAAACACATCCAAACTCGGAAACAGTAGTCAAACGGACTCTTCAAACGATCTCCGATAACATTAAAGTCGACACCCTTATGATCAGGTAGGCGAAGAATTACCCGTAGAATTCATCCAGAATAAGGTGGCACTTCCTAGGGCTGATCGACGATGCGGAACTGACTTGCGAAATGGTGGAGCCATCGGTGCGAATCTCTTTCGGACTAGTGATGACCTTAGGCCGCTCAGGGGATGCGCTCATGGTATAGAGGCCCAGAGCAGCAGACAGAGCACAATCATCATAAACTGGTTGATGAGACGGCGAGGGAATCCTGGTTGTCGTCAGACACATCGACTTCTTCTCCTTCTCCTCCTTCTCCTCCTTCTCCTTCTTCTCCTCTTCCTCTTTCGACCGCTTGCGCTTGTAGGTGAAGCATGTACGGCTTGACTCCATACGTGTTTGAATGACATCAGGTGTGACCTTCCGCGGGTCGGTTATTAAACAGAGCAGAAGCGACGGAAGGATGTTGGTGTGATCGTCAAACTGGTTGACCCGCTGGTATATCTGCTTGTGATATTCCATCAGAGGTTCCAGGTTCTCTTTGACTTCGACCACGTTCACAACTACCTCAGCTGTTTCCTGCTTCATCCTTGCGACGTAAGCAAGAAACATTCTTTCTTTCGTCGACGATTCGTCACTGAACAGTAGCAAGTGGCAAAGCTCGAGAATAGTCTTACGATCGTAACTTTGTGGGTCGTCCGTGAGAATCTTGTTGACAATGCGCGTCAGATTCTCGGCCTTGTTCTCAGTGGTGTCGAGGCTGTCGAGACATCCATTCTCGAGAAAGAGAGCGTCCATCACGTCAACTGGTGTGGTTGGATTTGAGTCACACATGTGAATTCACAAGATTCTCCCTCAGTTCTGCTCCTATCCATCTCTCTCTCTCTCTCTTTCTAAATTGAAAAAACAAGAGAAGAAAGAAAAAAGGAGACTCTATGGGGTGCGGGGGTTCTCCAAACTCTTTTGTAGATACACATGTGTAATTCATGCTGTCCCTCAAACCCAACCACCAAACCCAACCCACCAACCAGCATGACGAGCAATCGAGAGCAAGTTAATCGCGTACTTCACGTTTTGACCGGCAAGCGTACCCGACTGGTTGAAGAGCTTCGAGACCTGGATCGCCAGATCGCTCTGATCGAGCACCTCAATACCGACAATTACCAGCTTCGTTCGTACATTCAAACAGTGAACCGTCGCCGCCGTGAAGAAGCAATGCCAGCGTCAGAGGTGTACAAGCGCGTTCGTTCTCCCACTTTCTCAGATTGTAATGATGGTGGTGAGGATGATGACATCTTGGCGGGCTTAAAGGGAACGAACGCGGAGAGGGAGCGGGGATGAAAAGACCGTCACATCTCGATGTCTGTCTTCTTGAGAACGACATGGTGTACGCAAGTAACACTTTCTTGGGTGGTGGGTGGGTAGGGGGGTTGTTTGCAAAATTGGACATAACCAAGGGGACAGTATTATGTGAGTACACTGGAAAAATTTTGACAAAAGATGAAGAACACACATCGACCTCAGAATACTTGATGATAGCACGTGACCCACTAGACCTTCGGCGAAGAGTAGTGATTGACGGAGATCCACGTGAATATTCTAACATTTCTGGGTACGCCAACTACAGTGAGAATAAGTATGCTAACTCGTACTTTGTTGATCAGACGCGTAAGGGTAATAAATGCAGTGTCGTTTTGATTGCAAAGGAATTTATACCTGCGTGTAGAGAAATAAGAGTAGATTACGATATGGGTTCTTCGCTACACCCTTTTCGTGATATGATGATAAGCAAGGGCATATATGAAGAATGCAAAATAGAATACAAAAGTGAAAAATGGGAGTCCCCCTTAACCCGCAAGAGCCATGATGTTTGCCATCATTGAGTTTGCATTTCGTTTAGAGTTTGCATTTTGGTTAATGTTTTGCAAAATATTTTCAATATTTTCAATGTCGAGTGATTGAGCTTTCCAATTATCTGACGGACCGTTTGCAACTGAATTCTTCTGATCTTTAGATTTGGAAGCAGGTTTATGAAGATCAGCCACTCTTAATATGTTTTCGATGGGCTCCATACGGTACCTGTCTTCATTCCTCAAATAGAAACGAGAAAGATTGTTGCTCTGCAATAACTTTCCTGGTTCCGACCTTATACGTTTTCTTGCTACTCTCACGGCTTCATTGTAGTCTACGAAAGGACCGTTACTATTCATTCTATATGTCAATGATGTCAAGGAGTTCACAGGCTTAGACCCAATTTTCTTGGATTTTAATTTGAATTTACCGTTTTCGGATTCAAACATGTAAATACGATCATTAAATTTTAGCTGATACACCTTGACATAGGGTATGTCAAATTTTTCATATTTTTTCAACTCACCAATATCAAAAACTTCGTCTGCGTTCAAATACTGCATTTTTCTGTATAGAGACACCAAAAAGAGTTTTTCTACAGTTTTTTCCAATTCTTTGAATTCAAAATATTTAAAATCCCCAACATTTGGATGCTTCTGATTATTTATTCTTAAAATGTAAGTATTCTCTGGAAAATCGAGTATTTTTTCAGTTTTATCGGTAAGTGCATATTTTTGTTTCATATTATCTAGTTTATCTTTGAATTCTTGTATTCCAAACAATGATATCAGTTTGCGCATTGCTTTATCTCCCCCTTTAGCAACAGTTGTTTTTGTGCCTTCAATAGTTTCAGTTCTTACCAATTTTAGTGGTTTGTTAGCATGAGGCATGTTGACTAGTTTTTTGAGCAATGAAGCTTTATTTGACAAGGTTTTCAAGTCGTTTGGATTAGTGTTACCTTGTTTCATCTTTTTATTGATCAAGTTTTGAGTGTTTTTCAGTGCCTGATTTGCTTTGAATCTCAGATGTCGTTCTATTTTTTTATCATCTCTACCATATTTGGTCTTTAATACTCCGGTGGTTTTAGAAACACGTTTTCCTTTACTTGTTAGATCAAATGGAGTTTCTAGAGTAAAGAGTCCATTATATTTTGATTTAAGATTTCCCTTATTATTTATAATTGTTTTGATCAGCTTAGTTTGATTTTTTTGTTTTCTTTTCTTCTCAACTTCCTTATTTCTCTTATTTTTTATTTTTTGCGTTTCTGGACTCAATTCCCAATTCATCATTTTAGCAAAATTTATCTTTTCTTTGAAACCATCTGTACGAGTTTTTGTATTCTCGTCTGGAACGTGTGTGATTGTACCAAATTTGTCATTCAGAATGTCTTTTATTCTTTTGGGGTGCACTTTTGAAGATTCCAACTCTTTCTTCAATTCAAACTTAGTGTATTCTAAGTTTTTCATCAAATGGTTGTACATGTCTTTCAATATGTTGTCAAACTTTGTGAGTTCTTTCTGCATCAACCTAGGCTGTGTCAAATTCTTGTTTGATCTTGATGGATCAATACAATTATTAGTACATGGAGAGAAAACATCAGTAGGATTCATAAATGAAGAGCACTCTTGAGATATTGAGTTATTTGTGACATCCAGATTATTAGAATTCAAAACGTAGTTAACGAATTTTGCAAAAGTTTCTTTTGTGCTCTTATAATCAACATAACCCTTTTGTATGTCAAAATATTTGTTGTAATTATCAGATGATTTGATTGACGATTTGTTTCTTAATTCCTCTATTGTGTTTTGTTTGTATTCGTCTTGAAGTGGTGCATAGTACTTTTTCCAAATACAATCTGATGCCTGTAGCAGCTTTTCTTTTGTCAACTTAGTATCTGGGTTGTGAGTTAGAAGTTGAAAAGGATCATCAACATTTAGGTATTTTTGAAGTACATTTTTTGAAAAAATCTGATATCTCTTTGATTTGTCTCCATCCTGGTAATAACTTTCAAGCTCAAACAATGGAGTCTCAGGGTCTTCAGGGTCGTATCGTGTCTTTGGGTTCAATGATTCATATGCTTTCGTGCACACGCTACTCTCAGTTCTTCTGGTCCCCCCCACTATTGATTCAGTCATCTCTTTCCATTGAAAAGGATTTTTATTTAAAGACTTGACTGTTTTCAAAATCAAATGTCGCGCATAGCAAAACAAAACGAAAAATACCTTGCGCGTGTCAGACAGAGCATGGATCGCGAGAAGAACTATCGTGCTGAGAGACAGCGGGAAAGGGATGAGGCAAGAGAGGTACGAAATGCGGATAGACAACACCAACATGATATGGAGCGACTGCAACACGATGAAAGGAACTGGAAGATCACACAGTCCAATGAAAGATACTCGGACTTGTGGATTGCAACAACAGGGATATCTGTTCCACTAGTCATCGACCTTGCTTTGCGTGGAGGTGATGGAGGCATGTTGTTAAACAGGCTGGACTTGCGTGTTTACAATCGTTCCAGCAAGGCTTCAGTGGACATTAACTTGATAACTTTGATGAAGATGCTCCATGACAAGAATTTTCCAGATTTGCCATTTTCGCCACGTGGTCAAGTGAGTCTTGACGACATAGTGATTCCAGCGAAGGTGTATTTCTTCATCCGTTACCATTGGCTGTTGTCCTCTGGACAGGCACAAAACAAATACAATTTGAACACGGAAATCGTAAGTCCAAGTATTGTGCCAATGACAACACCGGAGGATATGGTTATTGAATCTAAATGCTGAGAGAATGAAGGTAGAATTGAATTGATTGAATAAATCTAGTTTTAAAGTGATGTTTTTAAGTCGTGAACGTGAAGAGTTCAAGGTTAGGCTTGATGGTAAATTTTCCACTCCTAAGGACGTGAGAAAATCAGGATCAGATAGTGTTAAAAACATTTTGGTTACAATAAAACAACATGCACACCAGACAAAAAAGATATTAAAGAGATTGAAGTACCAAACTAAAACATGTTTTTTATACTTACGTTTTCAGCACTGATGCTCATTCCCATTTTCTTCAAGAAGAATGTAACCCGTAGATATGAACAAGTGTCGGTTTGCGTGGTAAATGATGATGATATTGAAATAGAGGTTACTACACCGTCTCAAATACCCGAAAGCATCAAATACTTTATCATCACTTTCAGTGTTGCTGATATTTTGTATAAGATATGTAGATACAGTGTAACGGTTCCTCAGTCTGTAAAGAAGATGAACAGCCTTCGGTGCACTCAAGCTATTGCGATTGACAAACTTGGCAACACCAGTAATGTTACCGATGTACTACAAATATATTCCGGTCCGGTGGCGAACTTCACTGGAAACGATATATCGGTGGTGGAGATATTAAAGCACCACGACATACACGATGTGTACGCTGTGCTCACAATAGCACGGGACACGTCATTGTTCGGTATCTTCAAGGACCCACTGGTTCTGTTTCACACTGTGGAGGACATCATTAGTGTGCAGTACTGAGCTTAGCTCCGATATCGCTTAATGACAACACATCATGACATCTTGCTTGGCTCTGCAGACGTCCCATCAATTTGCACAACACCGACATCTTGGGGCTTGACTGTGTACTGGACTTTGCCTCTGCAGGTTTTCGAACATTTCGTAATGGTATATAGATAGACACTTTTCCTCACCCATGTTACCTTCTTCTTCTCCTTCCTCATGTTCTTACTGAGAAGAACAAGAGCTTTTGCGACATGAAAATTTTCCTTTTGCAGGTAAGAAACGGCGGTCTCAAAGTCGATGTTGATGCCATTCCCTTCGATTCTAGAACGAAAGTTCGTGATCTTATGGATATGCTTAGCGTCAACGTTAGAACTCATTGATGGGGTAGCTCAAGAGCTTGACAGTGTTGGTGCTCGAGAGTAGACACCCTAGGATGTCCGACCACAAGGGAACACCAGGGAACACAAGGGAACACAAAGGAACACATGTGTCGTGTCGGGGGGAGCCTAAATTGATTGTTTTACCATGTACATTTTGCAATCGAGAGCTGCCTGTCTTATATCATACAACATTCCGAGAACTATAAGCATAAAGAGATTGTTTATGTAGGGTTGCACTGCAAATATTTCATCAGCAAATGATTTATGGTGGTCGATAACTATTGGTTGCACGGGTGGGGTGGGGACTTGTCCGGGGTGTGTTTGTGGTGGTGGTTCATCATACTCGTATACTTCTGAATGTCTGCGTTCTTTTCGTTTTTTCTGCGACAATGGAGAGAATGCATCATCTATATTTGTGAACTGTAGTGACATTGATGATATACATTAAGATAAAATTTTTATTCCACAAATACTTTGTTTTAATTCTGATAATCCAATTCTGACATAAAGAGTTCCTTGCCAGCTCCCGTTCGGAGAAGTTATACTCGATAATGTTACTCTTATAGCATTCCACTCTTCGTTCACTGTATTATCAAACACTCTTGCTCCATCTTCTTTATCCTGGATTCCAGGTACTCTCAAACAATTTGCATTCATCCATCCCGTGTGTCCATCTATTTTTACTTGTAATATTGTGTTATCAAAATGACAGTTTTTTTCTGATGACGTTTCCCAGTTCCCAGATGCACCTTGAAGCTGCAAGTTTACGTGTGATTTGTTTTTCACAGTTCCTAAGTCAAATGAGCAAAATTGAAAGAATTTTCCATCAACATACAATGAATTTCCATCCGGGTCAAAACTGTATCCTAATGAATTTTTTGATAAATCGTATGTGTTACTAAAATTTGAAGGGTATAGTTCACTTCCTGACCCTTTGTTTTCCATTATGTTTGAAGTAAGTGTTCTAAAGTTGAAAGATGTGTATTGACTTGACTGAGTTACCACTGTAGTGTTCACATACACAACATATTCAGTGTTTGGATAAAGAGAAGTTAAAACGACAGAACAAGATGTTACATTTAGAGTGTTTATTATGTTGTTATCAGAAGTTAATGCGTATTTTACTGTATAATAAGATGAATTTTGTATTGCATTCCATTGAACAGTAACAAATGTTGAGTCTAAGTCAATTGACACCCTTGGTTTTTGAAGTTTCATGTTAAAAGTAAAATATAAATAAAACATTAATATGAGAGTATTACCATGGTCAACGGTTTCACCCGAAAGATATGACGATCTTTTTTTTGTTGTTAGAGAATTATGGTGTGTTCATGCCTCTTCAATAGAATCATTTAATACATCAAACGATCTAAAAATTAATAACACTGGTGTATACTGCGGTAATGAAAAGATCACTTTTGCAAGAAACAAATACAATATGGTTTTAAAACATTTGAAAGATCTTGATACAACAAAATATTGGACGATTGTTGCATCGTATTCCAATAACAATTCGCATTCAATATATGTGGACGCTTACATCAACATATATGAAGTATCACAAGCAATAAAAAAGGGTACAAGATTCAAAGGTAGAGAAATATTATTTTGCCAAATTGTGTCTAATCCTCAAGAAACAAGGATTGCCAATTATATCATGGATAGATACAGAACTCAAAAACGCAGCAATTTGACTAAATTTGTTGTAGATGCTTTTGAAAATGACTCGCCATATTTTGATAAGAGAGAACCATTACATTTGAAAACACAACTCTACGAATTTCAAAAGACATCTTTGTCCAAAATGATCGAGCTTGAGGCAGGGGTGTCTTTTCAAGAAATATCTAAAAAATATACGTGTCTCTCTACCGAAAAATCAAAAGTTTGGCTATCAAAACAAGATGTACTACACAATACAGAAGATTGTGAGACGTTAACTGTGTGTTTCAAAGGTGGATTTTTGACCGATAATATGGGAATGGGCAAGACACTTACGGCAATAGCTCTTTGTTTGAATTGCCCTATACAACCCTGTGAAATTTCCCTGAGACCTAAAGCGACATTGGTCATATGTCCCTCCCATATAATTTCACATTGGGCGAAAGAGATAGACAAACATACAGATTCAAACTACATTTCGATTACAGTGAAGGATCAAATAGAAAAAGTCACATCAAAGCACATAATGAGTGGATTGTATGATTTTGTTTTAGTTTCGTTCAATATGTTTTGCAATCCCTCTTTCCGAAATCAGATGGATTATTACAGTTGCAATACACCAAAAAAAGGTGAAGCCTTTTTGAAAGATTTTAAAAGACAACCGAAAGAAGAACAAGAAAAACAATTTTTTTTGCCTCACATTTTTGATTGGGGAAGAATAATAATTGATGAATTTCACGAATTAGGTAATTCTTGCTATCCAAACGTGAGTGCGTATGTAGCATCTTTGAATTCAGACAAAACATGGTTCATATCTGGAACACCAACAGTTAACGCATCACTTTTTCAATCTTTTATTCCATACAAGCTATTAGGTGAAGATCAGTGTGGTGATATTGCATTGAACGATTCAATGATCAAAATCATTTTGGAATCAAATGTAAAAAACCAAACATACGAAGAAGTCAAGCTTCCTCCGTTGGAAGAAAGGGTTATCAAAATTGAATTAAGCAGATCTGAAAGAATAATTTATGATGGAATAAGATCCGAAGGAAGAGATCAACAATTGAAAGTATGTTCTTATGCGAGACTAGCAAAATGTTTTGGGGCATCTGAAACTGAAGTATTTACTATTGATGAAATGAAAGATGCGGTAAAAATATTTTTAGAAAAAAAAGTCGAAGACCTCAAAACTCAGCTTGATGCTCAAAATAAAAGAATAGATCAACTTAGTGTTTTAGTTCCTGATATTGAAGCTAGGACCAGAGAATCATTTACTTTGAAACAATTCTTACTTTTGAAAGAAAAATGCGATAAATATCTACAAGATACAATTAAAACAATTGAATATGTCAAAAAAACGGAACAATCTGATTGCGTGGTATGCCTTGAACAAATGAATGAAAAAGATCACGCACCTTGTGTCATAAAGACGTGTGGGCACAAAATATGCTCTGTGTGTCTACCTTTAGCTATGAGATATAATGACAAATGCCCTATATGTCGTACTCCATACAAAATCACCGATATAATCAAAGTGAACGTTAACAAAAATCATAATGATGAAATGTTGAAAAAATATGGAAGCAAATTATACAATCTTTTGCAACTGATAAACAACACACCAAACGTGAAGACATTGATATTTTCTCAATGGGACGAGCTACTAAAAGATGTTGGAAAATGCATATCGCAATATGAATCTAAGAATGTATTGTTTTGCAGAGGTAATATAATGCAAAAGAAGAGTACTACAGAAAAGTTTTCACTTGATAATAGCTACAACTTGCTTCTTTTGAGCACTTTGAATGCGGGAAGTGGATGTGATCTATCGATGGCCAAACGTGTTATACTTTTAGATACGATAGACGGATCTGGTGAATTCATTACAGGAATCGAACGTCAGGCCATTGCCAGGTGTCATAGAATAGGCCAGACTAGTCCGGTCGAAGTAATCAGATACATAGCAAAAGATACAATCGAAGAGGAAATATACGATCGTATCCGCATACCTCAAGGCGAGCCGGGTTTGTGATTGGGTGATTTGATCTCTATGGGTTCCGTGATGCTGGACGACTTATATTCAAACGAGAAGATGCGCTTTTTGTCTTCGAGGCGAACGACGACCACTGGGCCCTTCTCCAAGACGTCATGATGAGTTTTGAGACTCTCATTTACTTTGAGCATCACACGATCGCGTAGTGCGTACATCTTCAAGTCGGGTTGCTTGCTATAATACCTCAGCTCGACCGGACTGACATTGAGGATGCGATTGTCGACTCGGACATTAAGAAGCATGGCGGCGACATTGTCGTCGACATTCGTCGTATTCAACTGACGGATGGTGCCGTCTCCAAGGTGCACCAATGTATTATATCCGTCAAAAACTTTCGTTGCTTCCTCCATGTTCGGAAGGTCTCCCTGCGTTTCCGAGGTAACGGTATCAGGCATGGCAGATTCTGGCACGCTTGTTGGTGGTGAGCTTGTTAATTTCTGACCACAAAGGAACTGTTTGACGAGCCACATGCGTTCCTGTTGCTTGTACGCTAGATTTTTTCGTTGCTTTATCCCAACTTGATACACACGCGTATCAATGCGTAACTGTTACGTAACACATGTGTCTTTAATCTATCCCTTGTGGTCAGAAAGCAAACCCGACTGAGTCCCAGACCTGGCGATCCACGGTCCACCATGGTGGTGTATCCGTACCTAACCGCGCTCCCCCAGCAGCTGATGCCACACGTCCTCGCTAAGAAGAACCTCCACGAACCTCAAGAGAAACACGAGAGCCCTTGGGCTGCTGCCCATGCCGCTCTCAAACGACGCGATAGACTGAAAAGCATCGAAGCCACTCACAACGGCGTGACAGTCAAGCTCACGTTGAAGCCCCCCTCTTACGAGTGTATTGTCGACATCCAGAAAAACATTAAGAAGCTCCGTGCCAGCGTGAAGGCGTACTCGGAGAGTGCTCCGGCTATCTACAAGAAGATGAACGATGTGCTCAAGAGCAACGGGAGCAACTGGAATCACACCTTCCAAGCGATTCAGTGTCCGAGCAAGACCTTCAGTCTTACATACGACGAGAACGTGTCGTACAGTGACCAGCAGCTCACGGCCCGACTGATGGATCTCATTTTCTCCGATCCTGGTACCAAGTTCCTGCCGCCGGTCAATGCCGTGGTCTTCGGGACCAAGAAGTCTGACGACCTCAACCCGTACAGGATTATCTGTGATGGTGATGAGGTCCGGGTCGAAGCCAGGAACGCAGAGGTGGGGCGTGAGGTCGCGGAGGTATCCCAGGAGGCTGCCATCACCGAATTTTTGACCAAGCAAAAGCTTGTCAATGAATACACGCAGTGCATGGTTGATGCCTATGACACCAACATGTACTCTGGAAGGCTCCTAGGAGCCTTCCAGATCTATCCCGTCAAGATCGAGATTGATGGGCGTGTTGTTCAGAAGGGTGACCTCGATCGCAGAATGATGCGAGCCATCATTCTTTGCATTGCCAAGAACATCGGCTACAACCTCAGTAAGATCACACAGTATCATCTTATCTTCAAGGACGACGAGGAGAGCGAGGAGGAGGAGAGCGAGGAGGAGGAGAGCGAGGAGGAGGAGAGCGAGGAATACGAGGAATACCGATGCGGCAAATTCGGACCTGAAGGGGAAACCGACACCGAGGAGGGGCACAATCCCAAGCGCAAGCGTAAGCGTGAGGAGGACGAGGACGACGAAGACGAAGACGAGGATGAGGAACTTTAAATTATGGAAATTGGTCAGTCCATAAACGGTTGTGTTCAAGTGGGGGGTTAGGGAAGGTCGATCTTAACGACTCTCTATTAGCTCAGATGAAAGAGCAGCTGCCTATATATTGACATTTTATTGACTTAAAGGTAATGATGTCTAGTAATTGTAAGTATGTCTAGTAGAAAGTGGAATTGTGTATGTGGTTATTCTTCAAATTATCGACAAGGGCTACATCAACATAGGAAAACGTGTAAGGTTTTGTCGGGTGGAGAGACAGAACAGTTGAAGAACCAAGTGGCACAAATGAAAGAGCAATTGGCAACCAAAGATGAGCAGCTAGCGGCAAAAGATCGTCAACTTGAGGCGAAGGACAAGCTACTCAATGAGCAACGTGAGGATCTCAGGATGTTTGAAAAGTTACTTGCGGAAAGGTTTGCAGAAATCAATGATGAAGTGAAACAGCGCCGCAAGCGCAAAAAAACAACAAAAACAACACGTATTAACAGATCAGAGCCGGAACGACGTAAAATCGCTGAAAGGCAGAATTGGAAGTGTGCAAG